AGTTGTGAAGACTAGCACCTAGATTTGATAAGTTTCCTGCAATGAGAGTACCATCATTCTCCATGTCACATCTAAACTTCAAGGAGTTTACATCAATACTAATACCTGTACCAACAGGAAGAGTATGATTACCTATTGTTAATACTAGTACACCTGTACTAGGAGTATAAACTGCATTAGTTGGTGTGAATGTAACCTGAGGTGATGCACCTACGTTAACTGTTAGAGTATCAGTGGTAACTGCTTCAATACCAAGAATTTCTCTTGATGCAGGATCTGTTGTACGAGGATATGATTTTCTAGAGAAATCATCATCTTGTGTACATGTAAATGTTAATGCTTCATCATCAATACTAATTACACTCTTGGCGTGGAGAATACCATTTGCAGTAGCAGATACAAATGTATGTGCATCACTATTACTACAAGGAGCATCTTTAAGACATTGTATATCAAAAGTATCTTGGGTAACTGCTCTAACTGTTATCCACTTACCGCTAATTGGTTGACCTGGTTTAGGATATGATTCTTGACCTCCTCCATTATAACCACAACTCATGGTTATAGAACTATCTTTTATTTTAACTCTATCACCTGCTGCGAATCCATGATTTGCAGAAGTTATTGTGACAATACCAGTAGTAGTGTTAAAAGCAGCATTAGTTGCAGTATGCTCAGTAGCAGCCGTAAATCCATGGTTCTCTATATCTAAAGTTAATGCACCTGTTGATGCAGTATATGTTGCACCAGTTGGTGTAAATGCTTTCTCTACATTTGCCCCAACTTGAACTTTAAAACTGTTAGTCTCTACATCAAATACATTTAACCAGTTTACAGCAGCTGGATCTGATCCTCTAGGATATGCATGTGTAGTAGCATAATTATCCTTAGAACAAATAAAGTTTAGTGAATCTGTAGTGAATTGGATAAAGTCACCATTAGAAAGTCCATGATTAGCTAACTCCAGTTTCATGATACCAAGAGAAGCATCATAATCAACAAAGGTTGGACTCAAAGCAGCAGTAGCGTTACCAACATAAGTGTGTGCATCAGTGTTTGTAGGTGTGGTTCCGTTTAATGCATTGACTGTAAACGTAGTTGACGTAATAGCATCAACAGGAACGTTTTTGCCAGCAATAGGATCTGTTGACCTTGGGTAACTTCTATTACCTCCACCACCAAATCCACAACTAAATGTTATTGAATTATTTGAGAATCTAACAGTAGATTGTGCAATACTAATTCCACCAGCAACAGCAGATACAAATGAATGTGGATCAGTGTTTGTAGAAGGAATTGTATCTAATACCTGAACATCAAATGTATTAACTGTGATGTTTGATACTTCTAACCATCTATCACTTGCATAGTCAGTACTACGTGGATAGGTCTTCTGAGCAGCTGCTCCTGAAGCACCACCAAAAGCACAACTAAGAGTTATTGAATTATCAGCAAACTTAACTTGATCACCAGCTTTCAATCCGTGTGACACTAGTGTAACTGTCATAATACCTGTATTAGGATTATAGTCAATATCTGTAGCAGTTGCTGTTGTAGGAGCACTTAAAGTATGTGATCCAACTGTTAGTTCTAGTACACCTGTACTAGGAGTATATGTTGCAGTGGAAGGGGTATAACTGTTAGTTAATGGTTTTCCAATTGTACTGATTCCAACAATACCATCATCTCTAAATCCATCACCTGAGTTATTCAATACAACGTTAGAAACGTAACCATTGCTAACTGTAATATCAGCAGTTGCACCAACACCACTACCAATTTTATTTCTTAATGGAATTGCAGTATATGTACCATCTGCATATCCTGTACCGCCTGTCAATCCATTAGCAATATCAAATGCTTTTATCTCATCTCCAATTTGATCTAACTGGAAACTAGAAGTATATGATGCACGATCATAATACATTATCAAAGCAATAGAATTTAACTTAGGTGCAACTGAGAATGTTATAACATCATTTGCAAAAGTGTAATTATTAGGATTCTGAACAATTCCGTTTATTGTAACTAAGAATTGTTCTTTGATAGAAGTTTTTCCAATTGTAGCAGTTACAGTAGCACCACTAATTCTCATATTAAAAGCAGTTGCAGATCCATCAAAAGAAGAACTAATATCATCAATCTTATATGAGATACAACTTAAGATTTTCTGAATATCTAATAGTTGTCTACCAAAAATTTGTACCTCAGTAGGAACTGCTGCTGAGTAGTCTGGTTGACCTAGTGCAAAGTTCTTAATAGTTGATAATTTACCAGTTGACCTAGCAGAAGGTTTGGGGAAAACATAGGTAGTACCATTAAATGTTTCTATACTTGGTTGAGGTGATTCAACCCACCATGCCCATGGTTCATTTTGAGAATAGTTTGGATTTAATGTAGATTTAGATCTATAAACTTTAGCACTAGATTCCAAAACAACCTGTGTACCAAGTACCTTAAATCCTGCAGGATGTGCTGCAAATTTTAATGGGTTTTTCCACTTACTAATATTAATAGGTGAAGAAATTTCATATGAGTACTCTTGGAATCTATTACTGTCGTATATCCTCTGCTCATTAACATCTAAGAAACCAGTAGTACGTGACCATCCTTCAGCAGAGGTACTAATAGGAGATACATTAAATGTTGCATCTGCTCTATCAAATGCATGAATTTCACCAAACGCTGCTGATTCTTCACCAAAGACAGGTTCGCCAGGTAGAAAATCACCTTCTATAATTTCTACACTAAGAATACGTCCACGACTATCCCAATCTTTAATAATTCCGAATGCAGTATATGTTGTGGTAGATGTACCTTGATAAACTCTTTCTCCAACTAAGAAATTAGCAGGTTTCATGTATGCAGTAATAATATCACCAAGATCAGTACTGGAAAGAGTAAATTCTGTTAATCCATTAGCATCTCCAATTGGATCACCTGTAAACGTAATATAAGTTCCAGTTAATGCATTTGCAAGAGTTGTTGCTAATCTAATTTGGTTACTTGCTAATCCATTTGCAAGAGTTGCAGCAATAGCAAAATATGTTGTATTGGTTGCTAATGGAGTTGGAAATGTTCCTATATTTTCATTTAATGTAACTTTTGCACCTGTAGGTATTTTTGCATTATATGGGAAATTTAAAGTACTGTTAGATCTCAATCCAACCCAGTTATGAGTTATTTTTGCATTTACAGTTGGAGCTGATAAGAAACCTCTACCTGGATTACGAACCTCAACACTTTGTATAACCTCATTCTCAATAATTGGTTCTAGAACAAAAAGTGACCCACTTCCACCAGTAAGAACAATTTCTGGGACAGCAACAAAGTTTGCACCTCCATCTGTTACCTCAAGATAGTCAATAACTTGAGTTCTTGTTAATTGTAAATTATAGGTCGTATTTAACTCTGGTTTTAAAGTTCTATCGTGACTATAATTAAATGTAATATTATCTCCACCAATTTTTAATATTTTACCTAAATCAGTAGATTTTAATAATACAGAAGCACCTGTTCCTGTTTTTTGTATAATATTAACTACAGGAGCATTTTGGAACAATTCTCCACCAGATTCTATATTAATTGCAGATATTCCTTGATTCTGAATGGATGCATTGAATTTTGCATTTATTCCACTACCACCACTAACAAGAACATCTGGAGCAGACAAATAACCAGATCCACTATTAGTAATTGTTATACTGTCTACTGTTGCATTTAAAGCACATAATGTGGATGCAGGATCAACATGTGTCAGTATTGTAACTGTCACAGTAATATCGTTGGCAGTTGTAGCACCACCTATCTGATCACCAGGAATAGTAATAATATCACCTACTCTATATGTACCACCACCATTAGTAACTGTAACAGTTTCGACAGTTCCACCAGCACCTACCTTAACAGTAAATTCTACATTAGTACCACCAGGAGGACTTACAGAAGATTGTGTAACACCAGTATACGTAGTATCTACTGGTAATCCACTTGTATTTGTAGTAATTGTTACAGTATTAACTAATCCAAAGTCAGGAGGGTCAAGAATAATATCAGGTGCTGATCTATAGTTAGAACCAGGACCAGTAACAGTGACTTCTGACAATCTACCTACATCAGGACCTGAACTAGGAATACTACAAACTACAGTTGCTTGAGAACCACTTACTGCACTAATAGTTGCTTGAGAATCTGAACTGAAAACTTTACCTCTATTATTATTACTAGCAAATGTAGTAAACATGATGTACCCTTTATTCGCAGCACCATCTCTTGCATTCTGAAGAGGTTGTATTCTCAAGATTGAGGTCAATGGATCCCATTTCAAAACTTTACCTCTAGCAGTTTGAGTTCCTTGAGCATTTTGAGATATGATGATTTCATTTACTGCAAATGAACCAGATCCAAGAACATTTGTTAATGTTAGATCTACAAAATCAGGTAATGTAACAACACCTGTAGGTAAAGAATTTGGATCATAACCAGAACCCTTATTTGTAACAGAGACTCCAGATAATACTCCAGAAATTGTTGCTACAGCGGTTGCACCTGCACCAGCTCTGGTAGATCCTGATAATTGAGGTAAAGATTTATAATTACGTCCACTGTCTCCAATTGAGATTGTTGAGACTCCTCCAGTTGGATATATTGAATTTGTACTGTAAATGACAACATTTGTAGAGTCGTATCCTACTTCTGGCTCTAATGCAGTAACATATGAAGCAGTAAGATCAGTTCTAGATGTAAGTATATTTGTACCAGCTAAAGGTTCATTCATGATAGTGAAATAACTACCAGTCATTGAATATTGACCTGCTAAATCAAAATAATAGAATATACCAGGCAAATCAACAACTTTAACTGTTAAAGAAGTTTGTTGGTTAGTTTGACTATCAATAACCTCATCTGTAATGTTTTTATAAGTGAATATATCAGTATTTGATGGATCAAGAGAAAATGCTAATGTAATATTATCAAGAGTAGAATCTGAGGTATCGAATTTATAAGAATGTCCATTAATGTATTGAAACTTAGGTTCTCTTACATAAACGTCTGCAGAAGTAACATTAGCTGATGCAGGACTTCCAAAGTTTCTTTTAACAGTAAATCTTCTAGGTGTTTCAAATCTAACAACTGTATAATCTGTCTTATCGTAAGACGAAGGTGAGACACCTGAGATATTAACTATATCACCAACTCCAAGTTGGTGTGCAAGATTACCACGACATACGGCTTCTTGTTGTGTTTCTGTTAAAGTAAGTTGGAATCCAGTACCACCAACAGCATTCCCTAAGTTAATATTATCAGCAGATAATGTATCTCCAACATTGAAAGAAGTACCAAAATCTGTAACTGTAACACTCGTTACTGCACTTCCAGAAACAACAATAGTTGCTTTTGCATCTTTTCCAGACTGAGAAGTAGTTAATGGTACATCAGTATATGTGCCATCTGCATAATTTGATCCACCACTGTTTAAAGTCCATCCTGATTGAACTAAATTACCATCTGTACGTCTACGAACATATGTCCATGACATTGTTCCATCAGTACCCGTGCCAGATAGATGTGTTGGGAAATTAGAAGAACTAGAATCTGATGTTGCTGTTTCTGCTGCCTTGTATACTCTATCTGCAACGTAAACTAGATCGTGTTTATTATATGAAGTACTATTTGTCCAAGGAGTAATTAAATCCATACTCACTAAGTCAAAATACTCAAAATGGAATTTTGAAGAGAACTGTTTTACTTTAATTTCTCTTTCGTAAGTATTATCACCTATTGATACTGTAATTTGATCACCACCAACCAAATAGTGATTATTCGTGGTAGTTATTGTAGCAGTTGTTATATCATCATCACCTACAACGTAATTAAGTGAAGAAACAGGTTCACCTGTGATAGTTGAGATAGTGGCACTTACTCCATCTCCACCAGTATCAGTATTATCAAATAATAATCTATCATTGACTTTATATCCTTGTCCACCACCTTCTACAAGGAAATCATTAATATTAGTTGATGAATATTGGTTGGTAGCTGCAACTGTTAATGATTCTGCAGTTCCACCACGAATTGTTGGATAGTAACTAAAGTATCCAATACCATCTTCAATATATTGAAGAACTTCTCCACTTTCTAATGTTATTAATGTTGTACTATCTTCCATTGCTAGTACAAAGTCAATTCTTGAATCTAACGCTTTTCTCTTTGCAGTAACATTGTCAGTTCCGAGATATGGTGCTCTATAACGAATAGCATCTTCAGTAAAGTTTTTCTGCAGTCCATTACCATTCCAGTTAATTTCATCTGCTTCTGAATAGAAATTAGGTCCTACAAAGTATGGAAACTTAGGTGCACCACTAACGCCATCAATTGTACAGAAATAAGCATACACACCATTAGGATACTCTGGAGTTACGCAATATCTACCATTATAACGGTCTAAATCACCCAGACCTTCCACATACTCATAATCTTCAATAAACGTTCCCATAGGGTCTGTCAGACCGCTTAGAAGGGCATCTCTAGATGCTTTTATTCTATAACTACTACCTGGTTGAATATAAGAATTATATGGGTTCTGGTTTTGTGGATCTTCAAATCCATAAGGTCCATATATTGGATGTCCATCATATGCCCAACCTATAATAGGAGAATGTCCTGTAGGAGTCTGTTCTATCCATGGAGAGGGATCTTGTACAGTAGGAATTCTAGTTTCAATACTATCTCCCAAGTAATATCTAAGATTTTCTGGATTGTAGAAATATCCATATTCACCATCATAAATTCCAATATTTTCTCCCCTTACAACTGCACCAGAAGCATCGTCTACAACTTTTCTATCTGTAAAAATAGCATTAGGGTCATTCTTTTTAATCTCATCTGCAGTAGCTGCTTCATTATAAGTCAATGAGGTCAAATTGGTTGTAAAACTAGCACCTTGACCAGGATACACAATACTAATCTGAGTATTACCTGTTGTATACCCAACTCCTTTATTTGTTACAGTAACTGATGTAACTTGTCTAGTAGTTGAATCTACAACAGCAAATGCAGTAGCACCAACTCCATCTCCAGTAATAACAACATCTGGAGAACCAAAGTAATCTGCACCACCAAATGTAACAATAATACTCTCAATCTTTCCATTAAGAATAGATGCATAACCTACAGCACCACTACCAGATTTTAAATTAATATTTGGTTCATAAGTATACTGAGCTCCTGGATCTATAATGTTTATTGCATTAATAGGTCCACGTACAACAGCACTAGCAGCAGCACCTACACCGTTGCCACCACTGATTGATATGTTAGGTAATCCTGCAGCTTTTGTATAACCAGCACCTGAATATGTTACTGCAATACCAGTTACCCTACCATCAGTAATTTGTGCGACTGCAGTTGCTTGTGTACTGTTAGGTGCACCACCACCAGTGATAGAAACGATAGGTTGAGTAGTATATCCCCCTCCACCGTTAGTTACGTTGATAGCAATAATTCTACCATCAATAATAGCTTCTGCTGCAGCACCTAAACCTAAAAATTCCCAATCAATAGTTCCGTATCTAACAGTACCAGTTGCATGTGTTGGGTATGTGAGTTTATCACTCACACCAGGATTCTGTGCCCTATACCTTCGTGATGTGCCTTGGTATGCAGTCTGACTAGCACCACTAACTGCATTACTAATATTTGTATATTCTCTGTTGAGTGTTAATTCTCCTGTGCCAGATGCAACTGCTATTACTAGATATGACTCTGGGTGATCTGCAGTTCCAAATTTCACATAGTTACCAACTGTAATACCATGTGTATTATTTGTTGCCTGAACAAGATTGCTATTGAATGTAAGAGTAAATGTAGTTCCAATTATACTCGAATACTCAATATGTTTTCTAATAACACCAGTAGCATAGGTCGTATTTAACTCATAATCAGGTTCAAACTCAACTGTAGGTGGGTTTTCGATATCATATCCATCTCCACCTTCATTTTTTGTGATAGAAGCAAGTCCACCAAACTTTTTAGTATTATCACCTTTATATGAGAAAAATGGAACTCCATTTACACCAATTCCAACTTGACCAATAGGAGTTGGTGTTTTTGTACTCTTTGTTGAAGGAATTAATGGAATTCTCTTTAAATATCTTTGATTTCCTGGATCTGGATCTCCTACAGAGAAAGGACCTATCTTATGCGATGGTATACCTGTACTAGCGACGATTGCATGGTCAGATGACTTATATACGTTCTGTACATCAGCAGTATACTTGGAAATTAGATTATTGATAGATGTATAGACACTTGTACCAAATGCAAACTCTCTGGAGATAAAAAATTCATCATCCGTTGCTAATATGGGTTGACTAGGTGCACTGCTAAGAATAAACTCAAATTTGAACTCATCTACGATACCAATAACATCATGTTCATTATTATAGATGTCTTCGGCAGCATTTAGGATTCTAACCTTATCATCTCTTCTTAAACGATGTTTTTCCTTAGTAGTAACTGTAACACGAACAGAACCATTAGGAGCAGGTGTTGCTAACTCTGCTGTAACCCCTCTAAGTGCTTTTCTGACGTTATATTGAAAAGAACTCCATATTGGGTCAAGATTATCAAAACCAGGTGCTAGAGGGGTTGTAACTTTACTATCAGGAAGGTAATATTTACCACCTCCAGTTAAATTAACTCCTCTTGTTCCACCAAAGACTTTTATTTGAATATCAGACCCATCTACATTACTTTTACCGTAAATTCGGAATGCAGCAAACGCTTCTTGACCTGCAATGTGTTCATCGGCAATTGTACCCTCTCTAGCACGTACACATCCGATAAACTGGTTAACTGTTTTACTTGCATATGTTATTATTTCATCTTGAACCCTAAATCGACCATTTAACTCTGGCCACCCTAAAGTACTATCAACTGTGATCGTTGTAAAGTCTAATGCATTACTTACATCTGATGCAATAGTGGTTTTGTAAGGTGTTACAAATGTTCCTGAAGAATTATTGGTATCTACGTCAATTTCATAGATTTCTCCTGAAGAAGTGAAAACTTTCTGAACGCCTTTAACGTAAATACGTGCTTCATTGACATATGGGTCACTTGGATCATCTTCTTGGTATAAAACTTCCCCAACTAGTTCCATAGGGTTACCAGAAACTGATGTAGCACGAATTACCTCTCTAGAAGTGTAAGATGCATCCGATGGTTTGAAGATTCTGTCTCTTGGGTATGAAACTTCTGAATCTACGCCAAAAAGTGTTCTCAAAACGAATTGGAAAGACCTAGTTGTGCCCTTTGACGCATAAAAGTCCTTAATTCGCTTAATTACAGTAGCTTCAGTGACTCCATCTGCAAAATTCTTTGGATAAGTGGACAAATACTGATCTTTGAACTGTCCCAACATAAAAAGTGGGAAAATATTGTTCAAATTGATAACTTTTGCCCCTAGAGCATGTTCAGCAGAAGCTGTTTCGGCAAAAAGGTACTGACTCACGTTTCCAACCGCTTTTACTGCGTCAAAACCCCTAGAACATTCATTAAAAATGGTTTGTCCCTTGTTTTTGTAATAAATGATCTCATCATCTATCAATAAAAGACCTTCAGAAGGGAAATCACGAGTTGTAGTAACGTCAACAGTTGTAGAAGTAGTTGACATTGAAGAAATTAACTCAGTCTCAACGACTAAGTTTCCATAATTATCAATATTGTAATAATCACCCCAGTTGTTGATTACATCAAAACAATATCCCTTTAATTCTTGTGACTTATAGTATGCTTTAACAAATTCTATAAACGTAGGATATTGATCCTGAATAAATGACGCAAACTGTCCAGGAATATTATGGGATATTTGTGATCTAGAATCAGAAGCAACCTCGGACGGTACAGGTTGAGTTGTAACCGTCGTGGTTGGCGTAGTCCACTGACCGACCTTCCAAGATGATTGATTAGTTGCCATTCGTGTTAACTATAACTGGACTCTGGTATAACTCCTGTACCAGAAAGATTTGCACCACTACTGATAGTGTCCTCTAGAACATTAACAGTCGTATTATCTATACCTAATGTCAAATAGGTTTCTCGTAGAGATATTAAGTCATTTGATTCTGGAACTGAACTGAGTTGTAGTATATTTCCAGAAGCAATAGTAGATGTAATGATAAGATCGTTAATTACAATCTCTCCCATAGCATAATCAACAGTACCCCAAGAACCACCGATGTACTCTTTCTCACCAGTTCCTTTAATGTAGTAGAGTCTTAATAAACCTGCACCATCATCATTGAGGAAATATGTATTAACTGTATCACCAGCAATAGCAAATCCTGAAGAAGAAACAGTAGGTTGTGTGGACGTTCCTTGGTTAATGCGGTTACCATAGCATATTTTATAGTTCACTCGTGCGTTCAGAGTCACTATAACGTTCTTTCTCATCTTGAGACGAGTGATATTTGAAGTAATTGCGACATCTGCACTATCAATTATACTCTGAAGCTTAGAATATTTGAATTTTCCACCAAATTTATTAAATTCAGACCCAGAATTAAGTGCAGTAAGAACACCAAGTATCGCATTTTTGATCTGAGGTGAAGTTTTCCGTGTAATATTGGGGTTAAAGTACACAAAAGTATCAATATCAATGTATAAAACAGATGGATCAATGAGTGTAGGTTGAACTGCTGCTACAGAATACGCTCTAAGCTCCTTCAAAACAACATTTTTCTCTGAAAGTGATAATTTATCTGCATTTTTAGGTTTAATTGCTAAAAATACCTTACCATATTGAGGTGGTTCCGCTTCTTCACCACCATAACAAGCGATTGATGCTACATTTGGGTAAATATTTGGAATAATTGCTTCATAATCCTGTGTTGAGACTGCTCTACCAAACGCAGAATAGAATTTTGGTGCGGAAAACTTGATTGCTTCCGTAGATTCCGCAAATTTACCCCCTTCTGGACGTGAAGTTAACGAAATTACGATTCCAGAAGTTACAGATTGACCTTCATCATCAATAAATGTCGCAATATTGTCAAATTGAAGCAATCCATTCGCTGAAGGACCATTAGAAGTGGTATATCTAGCACTAATTACGTCTCCATTTAGCAAATCTCTACCAACAATTCCATCTCCGAACATAATTTCGGGTCTTCCATACTCAGATTCTTCCAAAAAGAAGACTTTTGATGTAGAATCTATCTTTGTAATGTCTGTTGCCTGCAAATAACGCTCTGTGACAGTTCCAGAAGTGACTTGAACACGTAAAGTAGAGGTATCTGCTCGATCATTTGTTAAAATAAAACGCTGTCTTTCTGTAGTATTGCGTACAAAAGTATCTTCAAGGAAATTTCCTTCAAATAATTCAATTCCAGTGAAGGATGCAATCCCTGTTTCGCTATTTACAGGCTGAACTACATCTTGTCCGATTGAAAAAACGAAATTATTATTGTCTAAACCTGTAAAATTAACTACCAATCCCTTCTGTAAAGTAACTCTTTCAGGATATCCTTTAGTAATTACGCCTTGTGCGTTGGTTGTAACCTGTGTTTGTACTGCAATATCGACAACACACTTACTAGAACGTGCAGAACGAGGGGTATAACCAAGCATTCTTGCTAGTTTTACAACATTTTCACGTAAAACTGCCGTTTCTAGGAACCCTTCATTAACTGCAAGGTTAGCATTTACACTTGTGTAGTAAGTATTATAAGCAAGAGTATCTAAAAGTACCGTCATTGACGATCCTTCAAAATCATAATCGCTAAATTGAGATTGTGATTGTAGATAATTTTTAATTTGTGCCTTGATTTGGTTAAATTCTAAGGCATTGACCTGTTGAAATGACATTATGGTTTCAATGCAAGCTCTAGTGAATCTACTTTAGGAGGTATACCTATCATTACGTATCGAACTGATACATCTAAGTTGTTACGATCCTCTGTCCATTTAACTCTAGTTTCTAAATGAACAACTCTTGGTTCGTGTATATTAATTGCTGTTGCAATTCTTTCTTGTATATCAGCTCTAATATTAGGACTAGCATTCTCAAATAATAGTCCAATGATATTACCACCAAATTTGGGATTGAAAGGTTTCTCATAAAAATTATACATTACGATATTTTTAACAGATTCCTTGATGGCTGCTTCATTATTCAGTGACAACACATCGTTTGTCACCGCATTCTTTTCAAAAGTCAATGAGAAGTCACGAAAGGACTTCGATTTTATCGCCATTTATATGACAAAGTTTACCTTCAGATATATTTATACTTCTTTTTTAACATTCTTTACCTTCCTATCTGATCTAGGATCGGTAATTAAATATCTGCAGTACTCATTGCCATGATCGTAGAAATGATCACTCATATCTACGGGTATATTGGCATTCCTTTTTCCGTCTACGATTCTATTTGCCTTGGCCACGATACCTCTTTTTTGCTTTGTTACGAGAAGAAGCACTATACTTAGTATGCTGTCCTCTACCTTGTCTTGTTTTCTTTGGTCTTGCTTCGATTGTTGGAAGACCCATTGCAAATCTAGTTGCCATAATAATTAACCTGCGAATACGTTTGGTGAACCAGCTGCTACTGAAGTGCAACCGCTAATTCCATCTCCTACTCTACCACAACCTTTGCCATTTACAAAGACCGTAGAACTACCACTTGCGATGGCAGCACTATGTGGAGGGCAAGGAGAGCCTGGTTTTAAGTGTGTTGTGTTCTTATCTCCCTGTCTAGAAACAGGAATACCATTAGCGAAGACGTTACCACTACCCTGTGCTCTGGACATTCCAGAACAATGGGCAGCATCTGCATCTCCGACTCTTGTTACTGCTGGCATATCAATAATAGTTTGAAATAAAGGAACGTATACCTTCCCACTCATTATATATCTTTAATTCAAGTGTGAAGGTTGCGGGTGCTTGGGCAGTCAGATTACCTGCAGGACCACTCTCCCATTGTACCGTTACGGTGAAAGTTTCAG